TCGGTCACCGGCCTCTCATTGAGCCACTCTGACTCAAACATACGATGAAGCCGCTCATATGCGCGCGGGCCTAAAAGATCCTGTTGGCCAACAAGCTCTAAGACCCTACTGAACCACGCTTGCACGATCGGTATGCCAGCGTTCAAACTGAGTTCACACTTCGCGATGCTATACATTAACCTCTTCCAACCCTTACCACTGAACGTATTAACGGAATACCTACTGCGCTCCAGGACCCGCATTGGGTCCCTGATCATGCGCCACGTTGTCCCGTCCCAAATCGGTTTGCACTGACAGAACTCAACGTCATCCATGGTTGTGGCATAACCATAGGTAGCCTCCTGGCCGTAATCCGTGACAATGCTCATGTCAATGTAAGGCTTATATTCATTATTCATGAATATATTAGCATCATCACCGTCGAGGTATATCTTATAGTGCTGTTCAGGTATGCCCCAACGCGTACACATGTCTCGCAATATGGTCAGCGCGTTCAAGCTGTTGCCATATCCAGTCGTGAATTCACCGGACATTCTACCGTCGGCACCTGTGTACTTAGTGCCACAGACGGTGTACGCGGTGTTCTTCCGCGTCTTCTTTAGCAACCACGCTAACTTGCGATCGTTATGATTCATCCATGCCATCAGCTTATGCTCCTGTTCTAATACCTTAGTTGTTTGGTGGGCATCAAATGCTTTAAAGTCCATCATAAACACGCCCCACCCACGCCGGTCGACGAATTCGGCAAACATCTCTGCACGCTGGAAACTGTCATGCATCTTTGCGATGCACGGGTAACCATGGTGGTCCTTGAGACTGTAAAACGCGTGCTCTTGCCGGGCTATTCGACTGCCCAGCGACATAACAAAGCACGGATGCCTGAATTGTATTAGCCGCGGTGGTTTGTACTTACCAGAGATATCCTTAACTTTCTCGGCCTTAACAAATGTGTGCACGATCTCATACGCTGATCGCCAGCCTGTGAATTTGAGGAGCTCATAGGCTTGCGTGTACTTACTACGCATGGATGCATTGCGTCTACTAGCTATAAACTGGTCGATGGTCATGGGCAGCTGTTGCTCGAACCCCTGCCTAATCAAATAACGCTTCATCTCTGCGAACGCGTGTTCTAGCTTATCGAGGTTCGGCATGGGTACTACTGGCAAGTGTCTAAGCGCCAGGCCACGTATCTCGTTATGCAAGCAAGGTGAATCTACCCTATAGTCAGGCATTCCGTCCAAAGGATCCGGGAACACCTGGTACCACCTCCTGACCTTAGTTACCTGATTATCGGGCGGTAACGTAACGCTCG